GCAGAGTTAAAAAAGATGGGCGCAGTAGATATATGTACTTCCTTTGGAGTACCGCCACATATGATAGGCATTATGGACGGAGTTAACAATAATAGTTTAGAACAATCCAATCTAGGATATTTGGTAAATACATTATTGATTCTATTTGAAAGCATAGAATCTGAATGTAATTATAAGCTATTAACCCCACAAGAAAGGGCAATGGGATATCATTTCGAATTTGACGAAAGCGTTCTTCTTAGAACAGATGCCAAGACACAGGCTGAAATACTTAATAGCTATATTCAAAATAGTGTTTATACACCTAATGAAGCCAGAGTTAAATTGGGATTATTAAAAGCAATAGATGGTGATGATTTACTTGCTTCTAGTGGTACTCTTAAAATTAAAGACCTATACAAAACTGCAGTGAAAAATGTACAGCAAAATAACAATACAGAATAGCTGAAAGGCGGTGATAAGTTGAACAGGGTAAATGAAATTAGAAATTTAAACCATAAAGTAGAAATAAGAGCTGCTACGAATAATAATGATGGTACTGCTACTTTAGAAGGATATATTGCTAAATTTAATAGTCCTACCACATTATTTGCTGGATATGTAGAACAAATAGACCCACATGCCTTTGATGATACTTTAGCAGATGGACACAATATATTTTTACTATATGCCCATGATTGGACTAAGCCATTAGCTAGTACAGAAGCAGGGAGTTTACAGTTAGATACTGATAATATAGGATTACACTTTATTGCCACAGTAGATACAAATATAAGTTATGTAAATGATGTTATTAATCTGGTCAAAAGTGGATTAATGATAGGCTGTAGCTTTGGATTTGATATTTTAGATGACAAAGATAGCTATGATCCTAATACCGATACCTTTACAGATACTTTGACCAAAATATGTTTGTATGAAGGCACTATATTATCTAATCCACAGTATACTGACACTACAGTTTCAGCAAGGGCAAAAGTGAAGAAAGAGGATATTGAGAGAGAAAAGACCAAGAAAAGTGAAAAAATAGAATTAAGAAAAAAGAAATTGGAACTAGAGTTAGAGCTATAGTTCTTTTTTTATACCCAAAATTGAAAGGAAAGATGCTAAATGAAGTTAACAAGTATTCAAATAAGACAAAAGATAGAGGAAAAGAAAACTCAAATAAGAAGCTTAATGGATGAGGATAAGATTACAGAAGCAGAAGCAGCAGTGGCAGAGAAAAAAGCTTTAGAATCAAAATTAGTAATAACAGAGGATTTAGAAAAAGAAGAACAGGAAGAATTAAAAAGACAGCAGCAAGAACAGGAAAAAGAAAAAAGAGAAAAGGAAAATAAGCCAACAGAAACTAGAGAAACCAAGAAAAATGATTCTATGGTATTGAGAGCAATTGTTAAAACAATGATGAATAAAGAATTAAGTAAAGAAGAAAGAGCTTTACTTGCAAATGGTGCCGGCGGTAATGGTACTGATCCTAATTTTTGGGGCGCAAATGGCGAAGGTTATGTTCTACCACAAGCAATTAGCACCACAATAAATAAGCTTATAAGACAATATAAGAGTTTTAGAACTGTATTAGGTCATATTCCAGCAACTGCACTAACAGGATCATTTCCAGTAGAAGGATTTGAAACTGTAACAGGTCTTGTAGATTTCTCTGAAGACGGCACCGCAGAAATACCAGAAGCAAATGATATTAAATTTGTAAATAAGAAATTTGCATTAGCTGAAAAAGGTGCTATTATTCCTATTTCCAATACTCTTTTAAGCTTCACTGACCAAGCACTAGAAAGTTATATAGCTGAAATATTTGCGAGAAAAGCAGTTATAACAGAAAATGCTATGGCAGTTGCAAAACTTAAGGTTGGTAAAACAATAAAAGCTATTGCAGATTGGAAAGCTCTTAAAGCTAGCATAAACATTGATTTAGACCCTGCCGCTTTGGCTAATGGTTGTATTTGTACAAATCAAGACGGATTTAATGTATTAGATTCTGCATTAGATAGTTTTGGAAGGCCGATATTACAACCTAATCCAGCTGATTCAACGCAGAAATTATTTGTGGGATTACCTGTGAATATATTCTCTAATTACATGTTGCCTTCTATAAATACTGGAACAACAGAAGCGCCAGTAATGGAAGCGCCTATATTCTATGGAGATTGCATGGATGCAGTTAAATTTGTAGATAATGGAACTTACAGTTTTGCAGTATCTACAGAAGCTGGATTCACTAAGAACATGACTTATGCAAGAGTAATTGAATATTTAGATGTCGTGCAAGTGGATTCCAGCGATAAATTATATATTGCTGGACAATTACCATTAGCATAATTATAGAGGGGTTAATGCCCTTCTATTTTAATTTGGGAGGGATTATATGGCTCTAACATTAGGTGAAGTAAAAAATTATATAAAAATAGATAATGATATAACCGAGGATGATGACTATTTAAATGAACTTATAGAAGTAAGCCAGATTTATATAGATGATTGTGCTGGTGAGGACTATAAAATAGATGAAAAGTTAACTAAATTGGCTGGATTACTTCAAAAGAAACTTATAAATGATATGTATGAAAATAGAAGCGGTTATGTAGTTACTGATAAAAGAGATGTTATAGTTTCCACTATACTTGATAAACTTTCTATGGCTGAAATTATAGATACGACCACAATAGTTATTGAGTAGGTGAGAATATGCAGAGTGGCGAGTTAAATAAAAGAATTTTAATAGGTCATACAATAGAAGGTCAAACACCTAATGGATATCCTACCACCGATTTAGACGAATCTACAGCTATAAAGGCGTGGACTAAAATAATGGGTATATCAAACAAACAATTCTATGCAGATAATACAGAAAATATGGAAGGTATATTAAATTTTAAAATTAGATATAGACCTAACTTTGATACATCTATGAAAGTAAAATATAACAATGTTATTTATGACATTGTCGATATTGATGATTATTTACAACAACGTAGATTCCTGATTTTAAGAGCAAGGATGGTGAGGAATAATGGCTAGTACATTCGAGACAGAGGGATTAAGTGAGATAATGTCCAAAATCGAAAAGATGGGTAAAGAGGGTGTAAAACTAGAAAATGATTCGCTCAAAAAAAGTGCCGAGCCTATTCTTGATGATGCCAAGGCAACTACAGCTTTTATAGATAGAACAGGCGACTTAAGAAAATCTTTGAAAATATCTAATGTGAAAATGAGTAAAGAAGGTAAATTTGTATATGTTGGTGATACGGATAAAGTAGCTAACTATAGTTGGTATGTAGAATATAAGCATCCATTCTTAAGACCAGCTTTTGAGAAAAATAAAAAAGAAGTGTTAGCAAGGTTGAAACAAGAAATAGCAAAGGGGTTGGCTAAGAGTGATTAATGAGTTAATAATTAATACTGTAAAGCCCTTGGTACCAATATATTATCAGAAATATCTTGGTACCGCTTCAACTTATGCTACTTTTTTTTATTATTTAATACAACCAGAAGATTCTTCTGATGATGAAAGAGAAAGTACAGGCTATTATATACAAATTGATCTTTATTATAACGGTGATATAGGAGATTTAGCAGAACAAATAGGCAATATATTAGAAACAAAAGATTTTAGAATATCAGAAATAAGAGATTTAAATTATGATGATGTAGCCAAGAAATATCATACAGCTATTACAATATTTTATTTAGAAGAAAATATTTAAGTTGAAAGGAAAGATGCTAAATGAGACAAATAGGTTTAAGAGATGTAAGTTTTGCACCTTTAACAGATAACACAGATATTATAGGTGGAACAGCTCAATACGGAAATATGACCAAATATGAAAGGTCGGTAAGTGCAAAAATAACACCTAAATCAACAAGCGAGATGCAATACTCTGACGATAATATAGAAGAAATTATACAGAAATTCGATTCCATAGATGTAGAAATAGAATTAAATCAATTAGGCCCAGCTACAAGAGCATTTTTACAGGGTTCTCAATTAATTAACGGCGTGCTAGTTGAGAATAAAAATGATGTGCCACCGTGGGTAGCCATGAGTTTTAGATCTTTAAAGTCTGATAAAGTACATTATAGATATGTATGTTTATTTAAAGGACAATTTGAACTAACAGCGGATAATTATGACACAGATGCAGATAAGTTAAAAACACAAACAGCTACATTAAAAGCTACATTTATTCCTAGAGAATCTGATGGCAATTGGAGACTTATAGCAGATGATGATGAACCGGGTGTAGATATTAATGCTTTGGCAGGATGGCTTACAGCAGTTCCTACAATTCCACCAAGTATAGCTATTACTAGTATTACATTAAATAAAACCACTGATTCTATTGTAGTAGGAGCAAATGACACTCTTATAGTAACTTATGCACCTACTGGCGCTACAAATAAATTAATAAACTGGACTACTTCAAATCCATTAATTGCAACAGTTAATGGCAGTGGTAAAGTTACAGCAGTAGCAGCAGGAACAGCAACTATTACAGCTACTACAGTTGATGGAAACAAAACAGCAACTTGTGTAGTTACTGTAACAGCATCATAGGAGGAATTTAAATGGCAGTTAAAGGAAAAGAATTAAAAACAAAGAAAACCGATATACCATCATTCACTTTTGATGGAGAGGAATATCAAGTTACATTTGATTTCAATGTTTTATGTGAAATAGAGAATGTATATCCTAACGAAGATGTTTTTCAAGCCTTGGAAGATTTACAAAAACCAAAAATAAGTGCCGTAAGAGCAGCATTATATGCCATGGTTAAGGTTGAAAATGAAAAAGTTACATTAAAAGATGTTGGCAAGAAATTAGATCTTGAAACCTTGGTAGGTATGAAAGAAAAAATGGATATCGCTCTTTCGAATGATATGCCAGAGCAAGAAGAAAATACGGGGGAATAGAAGCCGAGAGTAATTCCAGTAATGAATGGGATTGGTCTTGGCTATTTTATTGTGGAACTATTTTGTTAAAAATGACAGAAGAACAATTTTGGAAATGCACACCAAAGAAATTAAATGCTCTATTTAAGACCTATAAAGAAGTAAATGGAATTAAAGATAAAGAGAGTGAAATGGATTATATAGATAATGTTTTATTTTAAGAAAGGTAGGTGTAGCCAATGGCAGAAGACAGTGTTCAAGGATTAAAAGTAAAGGTTGGAATAGATGATAGTTTATTTACACAAGGGGTTGCAGGACTTAGCAAGTCTATGAGCGTTCTTAAAAGTGAATTTAATGCTACATCTGCTAATCTTAGGAACTTTGGTACTTCTACGGACCAATTAAGAGCAAAGGCAGAGTATTTAGGTAATAGCATGGGATTACAGAAAGCTAAAATAACTGCTTTACGTGATGCCTATGAAAGGTCAAAGGCAGAAACAGGGGAATTCAGTAATGCAACACAAAACCTAAGTATTAAGTTAAATAATGCTATAAGTTCTTATGCTAAAACAGAAACTAGTTTGCAAAAGGTTGATTCAGAGTTAAAGAAAACTAATGATGATTCAAAGAAAATTACATTTAAAGAGTTTTCCACTAATGCATCAACTAGTATTGAAGGTGCTAGAAGTAAAATAACTACACTAAGAAATGCTTTTTTAGGAATAACAGCAACACTTGCAGGAGCAGGAGGACTTATAAAGTTTACAGAAGGGGCTATAAATGCGGGAGATAACGCTTATAAGTTAAGTCAAAAACTTCATGTTTCAACTACAGAAGCAGCAGGATTAAACAAAATGCTATCAATAGCCGGAGTAGATGCACAACCAGTAATTAGTACCTTTACTAAATTGGATGGTGCTCTTGGGAAGCAAGCGGCTTCTTCTGCAAAAAGTAAAGCTAGTGCATTAGATTTACAAAAGGCACATTTAGATGTAGACAAAGCTACCAAAAGTTTAAATGAAACAATGGCTAAATATCCCAAGGGTTCTACTCAAGTTCAATCTGCACAATTAGCTTTATCTACTGCCAATGAAAAATTACAAAAAACTATGAGTGGTGGCGAACAACTAACCAACGCTACTGCCATATCGCTTAATAAGTATGGTGTAAGCCTTACTGATGCACAGGGTAAATTATTGCCTATTCCTAAACAATTAGATGCTTTAGCGGCAGGATATAAAAAAGCTAGTGATGCAGGAAACGAAGAAGCATTTACAGCAGATGTATTAGGCAATAAAGGGCAACAACTTATACCATTACTAGAAAATTATACAGAAGCTAAGGAACAGGCATCTAAAGTTAAAGGGATAGGAATAGACCCGAAACAAGCACATGAAACAGCGGAGCAGTTAAAAGTATTAAAGATGCAAGTTGCGGCAACAGGAGGAGTTATGGCCAAGGCTTTAATTCCTCTTGTACAACAACTTTTGCCACCATTAATAAAACTGTTTCAAAATCTTACAGTTGAAATAAAGGCGCATAAAACTGATTTAGATAATTTAATTAAAACATCTATAGAAATTGGTGAAGCACTTGGAACTAAAGTAATGCCTATACTAAAAGCTGTATTTGATTTTGCAACTACACATAAAACAGTTATAAAAGATATGGCAGTAGGTGCAGCTGGGCTTTGGGTAGTTTTAGGAGCTGGAAAAGGTGTAATAAGTACAATAAATGGTGTAAAAGGTGCTATAGATTCAGCAAAAATAGCTGTTTCTGGTTTTAAAATAGTAGGAAGTGCGTTGAAAGATGGATTTGATACTGCTCGAATAGGTGGTATGCTATTTGTCGATAACATAAAAAGTATTGGTTCGAGTTGCGTTGAAACTGCATCTAAAATGGGCAATTTCATAGCTGGAGTTGCTAGGTCAGGGGCAGAAGCAGTAATAAGCGGTGGAAAGATTGCTATAAGCTTTATAGGCAATGTAATTAAAACAGGAGCAGAAGCGGTTATAGCAGGAGCAAAAGTAGCAGCAAGTTTCATAGCCAGTATGGTTACTTCGGGTGCAGAAGCTGTAGCAAACGGTGCTAAGATAGCAGCAGGCTTCATTGTTAATATAGTAGCCACAGGAGTACAGTCGGCAATAGCAGCCGGAAGAATAGGTTTGGTAACTGCTGCACAATGGTTGTTAAATGCAGCTATGGCAGCTAACCCAATAGGCTTGGTTGTAATTGCTTTAGCAGCATTAGGAGCAGGGCTTGTAATTGCCTATAATAAATCTGAAACATTTAGAAATATGGTAAATGGTGCATTTAATGCAGTTAAAAATACTGCTGTCAATGTATTTAATGGATTGAAAAGTTTTCTATCAAATTGGGGATCTACTATAGTAACTTTTGCATTCCCTTTAATAGGAATTCCAATGCAAATAATAAGTCATTGGGGACAAATAAGAGGATTTTTCAGTAATTTAGCTAGTGATATAAAGCAAAAATTACACGATATGTTTAATTTTCAAATACCTCATATTCCATTACCACATTTCAATATTAGCGGAAAGCTTAGTTTAAATCCTCCTAGTATGCCAAGTGTAGGTGTTAATTGGTATGCAAAAGGTGGTATATTCTCTAGCCCTTCTGTTATAGGTGTAGGAGATGCTAGTTCACCAGAAGCAGTAGTTCCACTAGATAAACTACAAGGATTTATTAACAATGCAGTACAAAAATCTAGTGGCATGAGTGGAAGTAATCAACCTATATACATAACTGTTAATTCAGTTTTGAATGGTAGGTTAGTTGCACAAGGTACAAGTAAATATAGTTCTGAATTTATAGCTAAAGATGTGGACAATAACAATAAAGGCAAAGGGAAGTGGTAAAGTCTATGTATAGAAAATATAGTATTTTATTTAATAATAAAGACAGTTACAGTGATTTAGGCTTAAGTATAACGCATAGACCTAACATTCCTATAGCCGAAGAAAGCATTAACACAATAGAGATTGAGGGATTAAATGGTTCTTTAACTGAAAAATATGGAACTTATAAAGATATTCCCATACCTATAGAATTTAATGCAGTAAATAGAAAAGATATTCATAGTCAGTTTAGACAAGTAAAGGCATGGTTGCAAAGTATACAAGATAATAAATTAGTATTAAATGATGATCCAGATTTTTTTTACAAGGTAAACTATATAACCTTTGATAAGGACATTGAAAGGAAATTTAAAGTTTTAGGTACTTTTACAGCTACATTTGTATGTAAGCCATTTAGTTACTCTTTTGAAGTATTAAATAAAATAACTATAACACAATCTATGAAGTTATCTAACGAAGGTACTGCAATAGCATATCCTATAATGAAAATATACGGTAGTGGAGATATAACACTTACTATAAATAATAAAAATATAGTTTTAACTGGAATAACTGATAATATAACCTTAGATTCAGTCATGCAGGAAGCTTATAACGATAATGCAGAGAATTTAAACAATAAAATGGATGGCTATTTCCCAACTTTAGATGTAGGTTCTAATAATATAAGTTGGATAGGAGCTATTACAAAAATAGAATTACAACCTAATTGGTGCTACTTATAGTAGTGCCTTTTATTTTTATGAAAGGTAGGGTAAATAATGGCACAAAGTATAAGAGAGTTAATGTTTGATATAGACAAAGACCTAATGCAGAATATAAATGCTCAACAAGGAGATATAAAAAGTAGATATGTGAGATTTCATTTAATTTCAAGTTCCTTGCCAGTTGATTTAACCAATAATACAGTGAAGGTATTTGCAATTAAACCAGATAACACATTAATATTTAATAATGTTACTATAGAAGATGCTGTTAATGGTCTGGTATTGGTTGAATTAACTTCTCAAACTCTTGCTATAAGGGGATATTTAAATTGTCAGTTAAAGATATATGGTTCAGATAACAGTGTATTAAGTTCTTCAAAATTTCAAATTAATGTCTTGGAATCATTAGATGATGATGATGGAGCTATAGAATCTCAAAATGAGTTTACAGCTTTAACAGAAGCTTTAGGCACAGTTAGCACAATAGAAAACAAAGCAGATAAGAGTTATGTTGATAGTAATTTATCAACAGTTAATGCGGACTTGGCAGAAAAGGCGAATTTAAGTGATTTAAACACTACAAATAATAGTGTTGCGAATAATACATCTGCAATTGCAAGCTTGGCAAGTGGTGCACCAGCAGGAGTATTTCCAACATTAGCAATATTACAAGCTGATACAAATTCAAATACCACAGATGGCAAAAAGAAAATTTACGTAGTTACAGCAGATGGAAATTGGTATTATTGGAATGGCACTTCATGGGTAGCAGGTGGTATATATCAAGGTATAGGAATTGCAGATAACATTGTAACTCATAATAAAATGGCAACACCATATTTAAATGCTTATATAATAAATGGAGAAATAGATGTGGACACAATTAATAAAACTATTACTGTAGTAGGGCCCACAACTATTCTAACTCATAGAGGTTATTTAAGCGCTACTGGTCAGGCACTAAATTATGCTAGTTCATCTAATCCAACATACGCAAAGTATGTATATGTCAATTTAATAACAAATACTTTAGAATGGAGTGACACAGTAAAAACTACTAAAGACTATGCCCTATTAGGGGTTGTATATGTTTATAAAATATGGGGTGCAACTAATCTGCAAGCATGGAAAGTGAATGGTATAAAATATGGAGGTTTTAACAATATCATTGATGATGATGAAATTAGTTTTAATAAAACAGCTTTTAAAGGTTATGGATATATTGGATATAACACAACAAATAATATAGAAATTGACATTATAAATAAAAAATTTAGAGTTACTGCAAATATGAATATAATATATCATCATACACCAGTTACAGTAGTTACGCAGGACTGGACAATATATACTGAAGCAGATACAAGCTATCTAAAAACATTATACGTAGATTTAACAGATAATAAAATTAAAGTAAGTGTTAATGCTACTATAAGTAATAAACATATTATTTTATTACATTTTACAGGTACAGCAAGTGTTTTAAATACTAATATATTTGGGCCACAAAGTAATATAGAAGGTGTTACGGTTGCAGGAACGAAATTAGTAGCATTTTCAACCCCGTATATCGGGCAAATTGGTTATGGCACATATAATAATGTTATTTCAATAGATTTAGCTAATAAACAAATCAAATTGTTACAGCATCTATGGATAATGTATAATTCTAAAAGTTTAGACGTTCAACCATACGATTGGATATCCTTTGACACTACAAGTACAAGTGTTGTGATGGTATGCTATTTAGATTTATTAACTTCTAAAATAAAAGTATGCGGTTTTGATGTTATACCATCGAATAAAAATATTGTTATATTATTTAGGTGGCAAGGCTCAACGGCTTCAACTATTAATTATACTAGTCATTATAGCAATAAAGCCTTTAGTGTACTATTTGATGGCGCAAGCGTTACGTTCCCAGTGGGTAATTCGTCAAGTAATCAAATATCATGGGTAACTAATAGATTTATAATTCCAGATAATTTATATTTAGTTAAAGATATTGAGTATTCTATTTATGCTCAAAATTTCAATTATGAAAAATTTACTGATAATGATGATTGTTTATTTGAAATAATAATACCTTCAAAAACGGTATCTTTTGAAAATACTGCAGATATCAAATCAAGTGTAGAAGGCGTATTTGATACCCATGTTGTTGGCGTAAATAAAACTGCTGGAATCAGTAGTGCATTAACTAAAGATATAAGATTGAATATTAAAGATGTTTCTACTATTGTAAATAAAGATGTAAAAACAATTATAATAGGCGATAGTATTGTGAATGGTAATATTCCAGCAACAGTTAAGTATTGGTTAACTAAATGGGGTTTAAATCCTACTATGCTTGGAACAGTTAGCAATACTCATGATTATGGTTACGGTAAAGTGCCACCATTTGGAGCTGAAATGGGTGAAGGTCGAGGTGGTTGGAGATTAACAGATTACGTCAACAAAACAAGGAATAATGCCCAAGAAATAATTACTTTAGCAGGGAATCCATTTTTGAATAATGGTGTGTTTGATTTTGCTTATTATGTGGCTCAAAATGGATTTTCAGGTATAACTAATATTATTATTGATTTAGGAACAAATGATATTGGAGGATATAGCAATCAACCTGATACTTATACACCTACAGAAACTGAATATTGTGATACTACTGGTGGTGACTTTTACATGCCTGATTTATTGCAAATAATGATAGATAGTATACATGCTTTTGATTCTAATATCAAAATAGGTATTAATCCTCCGAAAGTAGCTGGAGTAAATGATGACTTTAATAAAAAATGTAATAGATGGGCAGAAAAGCAGCAATATGTGTTTGATGGAGTATCAAATGTTTATTGCTTGTCTTCATATTTAGGGGTAGGTAAATTAAGCGGTAATACGTATACAGATGTAACAGACTCACCAGTAACAGTTTTCTCCGAAAACACAACATTAAAACGACCTATTTCATCAAGTGTACATCATAATGGAATGAATCAGTTAGTTAATGCTCTATGGATGGCTAGTTGGATTGCTAATACAATGAGTTAGATGTTTACAATTTCTTACCTTTATATTAATATAATAGTAAAACATACTAGTATAAAGGGAGATAAACATATGAATAAAAAAAACATTACATTGGTAGTATCTATAATATTTAACATATGCTTTATAATATCATTATATGTAATTCATTTAAATGGTGGACTGCAATGGATTAAAAATAAAAACATTATAGATACTCCGTATTATTTAGCAAAGGAAAGTCAATTTGAAACTTTAAATATAAAAAATTCAGATTTTGTGTTTTTGGGGGATAGTATTACAAATAGATGTGAATGGAGCGAATTATTTAATAATCCAAACATAAAAAATAGAGGTCTTGATGGAGATACCACAGATGGCATCTTAAACAGATTAGATAATATTACTAAAGGTCAGCCTAAAAAAATATTTCTTATGATAGGAATAAATGATTTTTTACAAAAGAAAAATACTAACTATGTGTTAAACAATTATAAAAAAATCCTAACAGAAATACAAAGTAAATCTCCGAATACAATTATTTATGTACAAAGTACTCTTCCAAATAATAATGTAAAATCAAATAATAATATTATTAATTTGGATAATGGATTAAAAAAACTAACTACTAGCAAAATCATCTATGTAGATTTATTTAATAAATTTAAAGACAATGGTAAATTATCAAATAAATATACTTTTGATGGAACACACTTAAATGGACAAGGATATTTAATTTGGAAACAAGCTATTGAGCAATATGTTAATACACAATAGGAAACAAGGTTGAACTAACTTATAGAGAGTTTTGAAGAAATTCAAGGCTCTTTTTTCATGCCCAAAATTAGAAAGAAGGTGATAGCTTGATAAATATATATAATTCCACCGAAACAGATTTTGAAAACAATGGATTAGCTGTACTAGATACATGTATAAAAGCAGAAGTATCCGAAGAACTCAATGGCATCTATGATATAACCTTAGAATATCCTTTGTTTGGCAATACTAAATGGCAATATCTTATAGAAGATAATATTATAAAAGCACCTACACCAAGAGGAACACAGTTATTTAGAATAGTAAATAAAAATAAGACTATGTCTAGTATAGAAATTTATGCTAGGCATATTTTTTATGACTTACTTTATAACTTCTTAGAAGATGTAAGACCTACCAACCTTAATGGTGCAGGATCTTTGAATTGGATATTATCTCACACTCAATATACTCATAGATTTAAAGGATATTCAGACATTCTAAATACTGGTACTGCTTATTATGTAAGAAAAAATCCAGTGGAATCAATACTAGGTGATTTAGATAATTCGTACTTAAAAACTTGGGGTGGAGAAGTCTTAAGGGATAACTTTGATATACGCATCAATGGAGCTATAGGAGAAGATAGAGGATATACCATAACATGGGGTAAGAATCTACAAGGTATCAATGATAAAACAGATTATAGTAATGTGATAACTAAAGTAATGCCAGTAGGTAGAGATGTTAATGACAATCCTTTATTACTTCCAGAAAAGTATATTGATAGTCCATTAATAAATAACTATTTTAAACCAAAGATTAAAGATTTTGATTTTCCTAATATTAAGGTTATTACTAACCCGCAGGAAGGTGAAACAGCAGTAAGCCAAGATGATGTTTATACTAAATTAAGAGAGCAGGCAGCTTTATTATTTAGTGAACAGAATATTGACAAACCTATATTAGATGCTGAAATAGATTTTGTAGAGCTATCTAAAACAGAAGAATATAAAGATTATTCTATTTTGCAACAAATATATATGGGTGACATAGTTACTTGTAAGCATGAGAAAATAGGAATAAATCTTAAAGCTAAGGTTGTTAAATATACCTATGATGCTATAAGAGAAAAATATATCAATATAACCTTAGCTGATGCGACAGCAAATAACGCTGAATCTGTGACAATTAATATACCTTCTGTAATAAATAATATCCATTTATCCATAGATCAGACTAAACAGATTACTGATAAATTAAAAAATGCTTTAGGTGGTTATGTAGTAAAACGTGATGGCGAAATTTTAATAATGGACACTAAGGATATTAGAACAGCTACTAAAGTATGGAGATGGAATCTTAATGGCTTAGGATATAGTTCCACGGGTTATAACGGTACTTATGGCACTGCAATAACTATGGATGGAGAAATAGTTGCTAATTTTATTAAAACAGGTGAATTAGATGCTAGTCTTATTACAACGGGAATTATACAGAGTTCTGATGGTACATTTGCTATTTCATTAACAGCTGGTAAAATGACTACCTACGATAAAGATAATGGATTTAAAGCTCTAGAATTTGAAAATAGAACAATAAAAGGTTTTGACTTTATCAACAATGGAACACAAATCTGGCAAATAGAAACTATAAGAGAAGACAATGGAATAGGTACACCCGGGATGGCTGCGGAAATAAAAGAAGGGTGTAAATTAAAATTTTTAAATATGAACGATTATACAATGCTTTTTGAAATTGATAATAAAGCAGAGGATGCAAATAAAATAGTATCTACATTGTTCGCAAATGAAATCAACTTGATAAATGGTTCGGATACCGGGGGTATTCAAATTAATACGGCTGCTGGCAAGTCCATTTTACTCTATGGTGATTTTGATGCTGGACAGCACTCTTTACACAACATATGGAATCTGTATGTTGCAAAAGCTGACGGTGGCGAAGAAAAAGGATATAGTGGGACTATAACAATTAGTGGTCAACAGTTAAGGTTTAATGCTGGTATATTAGTAGATTCAGTAATAACATAGTTAATAATTTAGGGGGTACAATATGAGCGAAAGTTATGATGCAAAGTTATGTGAAGAAAGAAAAAAATATGTTGATAAAAATTTAGATGACCATGAAATAAGGTTAAATAATCATGCTGGAAGGCTTGATAAGCTAGAACGAAATGAAGCAACACATAGCACTGAAATTAAAAACTTATGTACACAGATTAGAAATTTAGTTAATACCCTTAAGTGGGGTATGGGACTTGTTGGAGCTTCATTTTTGGGGCTCTTTTTATATTTGCTAGAATTACATTTAAAATAAGAAAGGAATGGTCACTTATGGGATTCAAAGGAATAGACATTTATTCAGAAACTATTATCACAGACTGGAATGCGATTAAAACAGACGGAGTAGAAGCAGTTTATATTAAAGCTACAGAAGGTTTAAACTATGTAAATCCTTTAATAGATAGCCAATATAACAATGCTAAAAATAGAGGACTAAAGGTTGGTTTCTATCACTTTGCTAGCAGAAATGCAGTTGCAGCAGAATATAAACACTTTATGGATACTATTGAAAAATATCAGCAGGACTTGAAACCTGTACTAGATTATGAGGTAGCTAATCCGGATATGAATTTTGTTGCTGCGTTTATGGCCCTTAATCCTGGTTTATTATTATATGCGGCTCACAATGTAGCAGATAAGTCAGGACTTCCTAAGAATAAGATATGGATTGCTGAACCAGGTGCTAATTCAAACGATACAAAAGGGTATGCAGGATTACAATATTCTTGGACCGGAAGAATAGCAGGAGCTCAAGGTAATATGGATATAGATATATTCAGTAATGATGTATTGATTGATACTAATAATGTGGTTTTGGCTGTAGCTCCACAAGTTCAACAGAGTGGCGATCCAACAGTTAGAATAATACAATTACAATTAAATACTCTGCTTAAGAAAGGTCTTGCAGTAGATAGTTTTGATGGCCCACTTACAATAGCAGCCAAGAAAGAATTTCAAGGTATTATGGGATTGGCACAAGATGCAATATGGGGAGTAAATACAGTAAAGGCAGTAACGGAAATATACTCAAGACCTTTAGATGGCGTAAAAGAGGAACATTACGAATATGCTACTAGATTTATACAATGGGTAGTTGGAGCTACCATAGATGGTATATTTGGTAATGGTACTAAAGTTAAAGTGCAGAATTGGCAAGCAACACGTGGATTAGTGCCAGATGGAGTAGTTGGTCCAGCAACATGGGCTAAGATGTTAGGTTAAGGATTATAGAAAACTATAGTCCTTTTTTAATATAAAAATATTGGAGGAATACAAAATGAAAGAATTATTAATAAGCCAAGTATTAATACCTATTATCGGAACTATAATCAGTACTTTATTGGGCATAGCATTGTTTTATGTGAAGAAATTTTATAATAAACATAAGGACTTCTTAGAATTACAGAGAGAGCAATTAATACAAAAGATAGGCATAGATAAATACAACCATGATGTTGTAGTGGTTAAAAATGCAGTTAAAGCAGTAGAACAGATTGCTAAAGAAAATGACTGGAAGGGCACTCTTAAACAAACAAAAGTTTTGGATATGATACAAGGAAAGACAGGGCTTACAGATGAACAAATATTTAATGTAATTAAAGGTACTGTTTTGGAAGTTAATAATATGAAGTCTACTGCAGTGCAGAAATAATTTTAAGCCTAGGGATTAATTTCTCTAGGCTCTTTTTCTTTAAGTACTATTAAATATTCATAATACCATTTACCATGCTCGTCCAACTCATAATTGGTTTTAATATGTTCAGCAAATTCTTTTCATGTATATTTACCATTTGCCAATGTATATCCATAACAATGTAATATATTTCTTATCATGGCAATATGAATTTCTTCATTTGCCAGATGATTTGTAAGCCATTCTGGTAGTTCTTTAATTAATAATATATTTTCTTCTGTCATATTAGCTGTATTAAATTTATAGCCTTCATTAGTTTTTTCTATCATAGTTCACCCTTAACCCTTAATTATTTTATCAATATATTTATATGTCATAGGAGCGCGAATTTTTAATATTTCCTTTGATTCTTTACTGTTAAAATATAATGCAAAGCATTCAGTAAAATATTCGTCACTGTACATTGCATAATAATTTAAATAAGCACCACTAACATTTTTAAATACATCTGTATTGAATAGTTTTCTATTCTCTTGTATAAATGCTTTAACAAAATCAGCACTACCACTGTATATTAGATTATCATCAACGGTATGTCCTATTTCATGTAATAAAGTAATACTATCACCTTGAGTTAATAGTACGTCATCAGTTTTAAAGTTCTTTGGCAATTGGCTGTGGACTATAGTAATTCTTTTCTGTTCGGGATCATTTAATCCTTGTGCTAAATTAGTTTTGTTACCTTTTAAATGTATTAAATCCTTTTGCAATTTAATAGTATAGCCCTTATCATATAATTTATACTTTATATTTTGTGGTAGGTTATTTGCTTTGTTTAAGGCATCTTGCATAGTTTTTATATTACTGATAGATATACTATCACTTGTAATTAAATTGCTAATTTTAAGTGTTTCAGCTTGTACAGAAGATGCTATAAGTGTATTTGGTATAAATAAAATCAAGATTATAATTATAGAAATTACAGTTATTTTTTTATTCATAATAGCACTCCTTTATTAATTATATATTACATCTATAATAAGAGGATGTCCACTGATATTAAATGTAATACTAGAGAAAAGTTATTTTTAGTTCTCCATTAAACGGATTATATGTTATTTCTTTAAAAATATTTTTTATCAATACTCTTTTTTTATTTAAATCAGTTTCATTTATTATTGTTTGAATGTTTTCAAATACATAGTCTTGACCGAAGCTATTATTTTCTAAACATTCAAGTTCCTCATTTTCAAGTTGCAATTTTAAGTTCGTATTTTCTTTTGTAATATCTTCTAATCTTTTAGATACGTTTTTACCAGCTTCATTAGATAATATTGCTAGTTTATCTATAAGGTTATTAATCATTATTTCATTTTTGCTGATTGATTTTTTTAGTTTTTTTATTGAATTGCTATTATTGGAAACATGGTTTTCGTTATATTGTTTTAGGAATTTCTGTTTGTTCTTTAGTGATACGAGAAAATTATCAATCTCCTTTTCTATAATTATTGAATTAATATATTTGTTATTTTTGCATTTATTTGCAGTTTTTTGAGTTCTTTGCAACCTATTGCTACACACATAATATGTATTTTTCTTTGAATTAGCAATTATATAATACCCGCCACAATGTGGACATTTTAAAAAACTAGATAACCAAAATATATTACTACATCTTTTTAGGTTTTTTTCAGCTACTTCATCAAGCCTATGCTGAATATTTAACCATGTTGTCGCATCTACTATTGCATTATGCTTACTAACAATAGCAATGTTGGTTTCTTTGTTAGAAACATTATAAGTAAGATAACCGCATCCATTGGGTTCTCCAACAGTTTCCCATCCATGCTGATTAAGATATTCATTTACCCTTTCACATGACTGGACATATATAGGACTTTGCAGCATTCTTCTTAACATATTTGGATTGTTATTATCACTTTTAAAATATTTCCTTACTGTACCATATAAACTATAAAGGCTAGGTTCTTTCAAATATGAATAGAATAAATCTTTTATAAAATTTTCATCTTCTAATTCTAAATAACTTTTCCCATCTATTTTGGTTACCTTGTACCCTTTTGCCACTTTTCCACCAGTAAAACAACCCTTTTTAGCAAGATTAAGCATAGCATCTTTAACTCTTTCCGCTATAGTTTCACGCTCTAATTGTGCAAATACAGAAGCAAAATATAGCATTGCTCTGCCCATAGGTGTTGTTGTGTCGTATTTATCTTTAACACAAACAAAATCTATAGTCTTATTCTCTAGCAATTCAAAAAAATCTGCTATATCAATTACTTTTCTGCTTATTCTATCCAATTTATAACATACTATAGTGTCAAAAATATTTAATTTAAGTTTTTTATTTAATAACTGGAAAGCTGGTCTTTCTATTGTTGCACCACTATAACCATCATCTGAAAATACTTCAAATTCACATTTTTCATCTGCAAAATAATTTTTACACATTTCTGTTTGCGTTTCTATAGATACACTATCCTTTACTTCCACTGATTTCCTAACGTATATTGCTATCTTCTTCATATAATCACCTCGTGTTTAGGATAACAAAAAGATAGGCATATATCAATACACCTATCTCATTTCATTTCTGCATTTTTACTTTTAATGTCATTCAAATATTTCATAACTAGCCTACTTATTATCTCACTAGCACTTGTCTTTTGATCTATTGCCACTTTTTTTAATGTTTTTTTTAATTCTTCATCCATATATATTGTAAATTTTTCTCCTGCCATACGTTTCACCTCATGTGGTAATTGTACACATGGCGTATTGTCTTGTATATCCAGTATGACGTGTTGACGTATATAATCACAAAATTTTTTATCAATATTATCAATTTCACATTCGCTACAAAAATCCACTAGCAGATATGGACATGCATTAAGAACCAAAGCAATTCTTAAGATTAAATATAAATTCGGATGCCGATCCAAATCTTCTAACCTAGAGATATAACTTTGTTTTACTCCAATCTTTTCTGCTAGTTGTTTTTGAGTTAATTTACGTTCCAATCTAGCTTGTTTTATGTTCAACTTAAATCTAACCACCACCATTTTTCAAAAAATTATAATTAAATTGGCGTATATTTAGAATATACCAATGAGAACATATTTTCTACAAGAAAATCATGGTATTTTATGAGGCTATTTGTCGCACACATGACAAATAGTCATACGATTTCGTGATATAATTAAATTACAGTAACAAATATTAAATTTTTGTAAAAAACAGATATTGTATGTGGATATTGACATTATTTTTGGAAAGTTATAGAATAATTTTAGAACATATGTTCGCATAATAAACGAATAATATTAGGGGGTAATTCTTATGGAAACAAAAGAAACTATTAAAGAGATTATAGAAAAGTATTATGAAGACTTAGAATTAGTTGATATGGAATTTGTTGTAAAAAAAATAAGGCAAAGGTTAATTCATTGAACCTTTGCCTTATTCACTAGATTTTTTAAGGTTATTATTTAGTTTTGCATCAAGTTTTATCGCTTCTTCTAATAGTTTGAGGTCAGATGATGACATATTGCCTTCTTCATCTATTATTCCTTCTTGTATTAACCTTTTAACAAGTAGATCTGTTACAGTTTGAGAAGTTGGCTTATTAGCATCTTCTTTATTAGAGTTTAGATAAGTTTCTTTTAAAGCCTTAGCAACAGTTAGTTCTTTATCTTCTTTAATCTCACTTGTATTTGTTAAATCACTTACAGAGCATCTTAAAGCTTTAGCAAGTTTATCTAATACATCTAAAGAAGGATTATTCATCTTTCCGTTTTCAATTCTATTTAAATATTCATAAGTGATGTTAGCCAGCTTCGCCAATGTGCGCTGGTTGATATCCATTTTTTCTCTAATTTTTTTTATATTATTACCTATCATAACAATTACCTTCCTTGACTTATAGTTCAATCTTTATATTTATAATATATCATATTATTTGTAAATTTAAAAGCTATAACGAGCAAAGAGCAGTATATTAAAGATGAATGATGATTTATAAGTCATATTCATTGTATATTGACGTTGATTTATAAATCATTAGATTGTATTATATAGACATACCAAGGGAAACAACAAAGACGAAACAAAAAAACAAAACGGAGGGAATGATAAAAAATGTTCTTTAAAGAAATTAATACAACTTGATTTTAAATCCACTCTATTATTTTAACTGACAACGCTGGTAATACATAAATATAGTGCAATGCTATATAAACATAAAAGAAGAGTTAACGAGTACACAGGGAGGTATGCGTGTATATAGTATCTACGATAATAGTTGACCATCGGTATGATAGTACCGAAACCATGTTAATTCCTAAAGTAACAGGTGATTTTAAAGAAGGTTTTAAAAGAACATTTAAATATTTGCGTCAATTGCCAATAGGCCATAGATGCAGAGGTGACGTAAGAATATAAGGGAGGGCTGATAAGTGTTAACCATAGCAACTAGAAAGATATACACAAAATCAAAATTTTATAGGGGTTGATTAATATGTCCATGAAGGTGATCTTTAAATGAAGTTCTATGAAGTGAAACATAGATGTGGTTGCAAACTTACCGTAATAGATGAAACTTACCAAGGTGGTAATTATCCTTATTGTAAGAAATGTAAAACAAATGTAAGGTTAACAAAACCAAATATAAGAAATTCGGAATTCAAATTCATCGAACTACGAGTGCCAGTGCCAGTGCCAATAACTGATAGTTATTTTGAGTGCCAGAGCCAGAGCCAATTAGTTGATACGTGAAAGCGTATGAGCTGATTGGCTCTTTTTATTTTGGCAGAAAGGAGGACTAGGAATTGAGCTTATTAGACAAATGTACAGAGAATGGAATAACACTTACTGATTTAGCAGAAATGGCAGAAGTCTCTACGGAATATCTTTCAAGGCTAAATACTGGCAAAAATAAAAATCCTACATTAAAAATTATGAATAAAATATGTGAGGTTTTTGATGTTAGCCTAGATGAATTAAACGAAATTTTTAAAAATTAATAAATGGGATGGTGGAGTTTAATGAATAATTTAACACTTATTGAAAATGGATTAATACCAGTTTATAAAAATAACGAAAATGGACAAGTTACAAATGCTAGAGAGCTTCATGAATTTTTAGAGGTATCAACTAGATATAATGATTGGATTAAAGACAAGATAGAAAAATATGATTTTATTGAAAATCAAGATTATATAACGGTTACTGAAAATTTAGTAAGCGGTGGAAAACAAAACATTCATATACTTACCCTAGATACAGCAAAAGAAATAGCAATGGTACAAAATAATGAAAAAGGGAAGCAAGTTAGAAAATATTTTATAGCAATCGAAAAGAAATATAAACAGATTGTAAATAATCCATATAATGCTCTTAGTCCTGAACTAAAAGCTATATTCAAAATTGATGAAAAGCAACAGAAAATTGAAACTAGAATTGATGACCTAGAATCTAATATGCCGCTTTTCAATGTTGAATGCAAAGACCTTCAATCTTTAGTAAGAAAAATTGGAATAAAGGCTTTGGGCGGTTACAAGAGCCCTTCATATAATGATAATTCATTAAGAGGAAAAGTTTACTCAGATATCCAACATCAACTCAAAAGAGAGTTTGGTGTAAGTAGATATGAAGCCATAAAAAGATGCCAGCTTGGGAAAGCACGAAAAATAATTGAGGAATACAAAGCACCTACAGTTTTAGTAGATAAAATTTATTTAACTAATAGTCAAATGGGAATGTGAGGTAATTAAATGTCAAGGCACACTCAGCCTAAAATAAAGATTATTATAACTAATCCCGAGCGTTTGGAACATGCCCAAGAAGTTTTTGCACAGTTTTGTTATGAGGAAATGTTAGATAAATCAAGAAGAGAAAAGAATAAGAAAGATATCGAGGAGGTTGTTTAAATGTCTAAATTAATAACAACAACTAATACAGACTTAACAGTTAATACCCAAACAGCAATGATAGTACAAGTTGGTGATGTTAAATTTGTAAAAGAGCAAGAATTTCCATGGGTAAATATTTTTTTAACAGGCGGAGAAGTTGATGACTATGTGACACAAGTTGAGAATTTTGAGGAGGAATTTGTTGATTTAGAATCAATGAAAATATGGGCTATAAACTGGGTATTTTATAATGTAGAAGTAGTAAGTGAGGTGAATTAATTGAAACATGGTAAAAAGCTAACTTTAAAAGAAAAGATACTCTTAAAGGAACAAGGATATAATCCAGAACTATATTTAAGAGTTAAAAGAACAGCTGAATGTTTAACTTTTGTAGATATAGATACAAATAAGCAGATTGAATTTAGATATCAGGAGGGAAATTAAATGAAAAAATATACTACATGGGAAGCAATTAAAATGCTTAGTGAAAATTCAAAATTGGAATTCAATCTTTATACAAATGGAGAAGAGCACACAGATAAAAGTTTAAGGACTATAGGTTCAACAGTTACCGTTAAGGCAATGGGAACATATAATGACCATTTACGCATAGAAACTGAATGGGTTTTAGTACAACAACCAGTAAGCTTTATGGAAGCTGTAAAGGCTTATCATGAAGGAAAAACAATATATAGTATAAGTATTGATAACTCTGTTAGAAATACCTATAGCAAACAATCTGCTGTTAGTAACTATCTAATAGATGCATGTGGTAATACTATAACATCACATGAAATACTGAGCTACAAATGGTTTATAGAAGATGGCGAGGGAGATTATGACAGGTAGGGAGTTGTTAGAAAAGAAAGGGGTTAAGTTTTTATTTACACAGAAAGGTTTTGATTTCTATGAACTAGGATATAGATTCTATAAGTTAAGTAGGTTTGATATTAACAACAAAGTAACACCAGTAGATATTAAAAC